TTACTCTTAGGTAATAATCCCCAGTTAGGATTAGCACCACTAAATATTACAACATTATCACTCACATCAAATAAATATGTGTAATCTAATCTAGGTACATAATAAAAATTTTCTTGCTTTAATGATTCAGAGTTTAATTTATATATCTCTTCAAGACCTTTATTATTTTTAGCTAAGAATGTCATATAGTTAATAGGTTGCTTTGTACGTTCTTTACTATCTTCAACAAAACCTATTTCAACTCCATAGATTGGTTTTTTACAAACCTTTGAAAATGGTACATGTCCCCATGTACTGTTATCTGTTATAGCTACAGTATCATTATTACAAGCTTCAATAACTTTTTTAATTGGACCATAAGCTTTACGGAAAGAATATTCTGTGCGTACTTTTAAATTAATCATTTAGGTGTCCTTCTTTTTTATACCATTTTAAAACTTCAACAGTAGCCTTAACATCATCTACTGCTCGATGAGCACCTTTATGCTCTTTACCTGTTACCTCTAAATAGATGTCTGTAAGCTTTCTTTTTATACCCCAGACCTTTTCTCCTACTTCTATTGTACATAAATGTTTAGGTGGCCATGGGAACTTTATTAGCTTATCAATCCTAATTAAATTATACTTTAATACATTTGAATCAAAAGGTAAGTTGTGTGCTGCTAAAACTTTTTCTCCTATAAAAAATTCTACTAACTTATCATAGTAAGCTATGAAGGGTGGTTGGTCTTTTAGGTCTTCATTTTTAATACCTGTTATTTTAGTTATCTTGGGTGATAGTTCTTGGTTGGGGTTAACTAAGAACCCCAACTCCTCTTTTATATTTAAATCTTTATCTAACTTAACAGCACCGAACTCTATTATATAAGGTTGCTGTTTTATATCTACTGCATCTGGCATAACTAAGCCAGTAGTTTCAAGATCCATTACTATCATCAATATCCTCCAAAATAAATGAATAAACTCCTAAGTCGTGTATTGAGTCTTGGTGCTTGTCTGACCATTGGTTACAATATCTAATAAGTTTAGTAACAATCATATTTACTGCACCTAGTCTATTCCAATCTTCTACTGACTCACATTTTAATCCATTAGGAAAAAGACTTTTCATTATCTCCCCATGTATCATGTAAGAGTGTCCGTATCTTTTACCTTTATACTCTGCAGTCTTGAGAGCTGTTTTTATTTTTTCAGCGAGCATCATCATCCTCCCTTAATTTAAGTTCAGCTAATTCATCTTGAAGTTCGTGACAAGTATCCATGAGTTGTTCTATTTTAGCTTCATGGTCTTCATATTTATTTATGAAATTTTCAAGAGTATCCCTTAGTGTTGGTCTTACATCTAATATACGAGCAACAGGTTCTCCATCTATTTCAATATTATTATTTACTATTCTAAGTTCCATTTAATAATCTCCTTTGTTTACTTGTAAACAAGTTAAGCCTAAGTCTTCTCTATACATTTGTACTACATCATCTCTATCTTCTAATACAAACCATACTCTTTTAGGATTAACATATTCTTTTACAATTTTTAGTTTAACATCCGCATCAGAGTTTTTATCCCCATCATTACGCATCAACAAATTATCATAAGGTATTTCATTTAATCTTAGCCAGTGTTGAGTTATCTTTTTCCACTTTTTCTCTCTAGCTGTAATTAAATAAATTTTAGTTTCTGCATCTTTTAGATTCCTTACAATATTAGCTATATCTTCAATGCAACCAGATGTTGCTGACCGAGCATTAAACTCATCATAGTCTTTTTCAGTGAGTTCATCTTTTTCTAATATTTTAGCTCTGTCGCCTATAGTAGCTAATGTACCATCAATATCACACAATATAATTCTTTTCATGTTACACCTTTTTATTTAATGGTTTAGCCATTGAAGGAGCAGACCACTCTTTTGGAGTTAGAAATGGTTCTGCCCAATCATGGACTTTAATAACTTCTGCTACCATAAGCTTGAAGACCTCTCTGTATTCACCTTGTGCTCTTGGGCTTAATCTAGACTTAGCCATTTCATGCAAAGTTCTTAAATTAAACTTAGCTACAATATTAGTGTGAATATTTGTAGGCAATATACCTCTAGCATCCTCAGCATTTACTCCGCAGTTCCTTAGCTTTTGATAATAGCTATTTATAGTTTTCATAGCTTCATCATAGTGGTGTTGTGCTTGTAAATATTTACCTATTTCATCTGGTACAAAATAACCGAAGCCTTCCATATCAACTGTACGTTGTGATTGTTGTGCATAGCTACCTTGTCTTGTGCGTACAAACTGATGAGTAAAGCCACGAGTAACCTCTCTAATGTCAAATACATAATCAACAAACTCCCATGATGATTTTATAGTATTTAGCATATAATCTAGTTCGGCTTGTTTTTTATCTTCTGGCCAATCTTTAATTTTATCATACGCATTATCCTCATTCATTAACCTAGTATTCTTAGTAAACAATAAAAGGTTTTTAGCATCGCTAGTATAATTTATTAATTTAACCTTCATTGTCTAACTCCTCTATTAATTTATTAGCAAACTGATGAGGAACAGCTAACATAACATAAGCTTCAAAGTTGCTACCATTTTGTCTAATGTTAACTTTAACTCTTTCAAAATTTTCTATACGCATATTAATAGTTTCAATAAAAGCTACTTCAGTATTTTGAGAAGATCCTCTTGATAAATAATATTTTGATTTACCTTTTACTTCACTAGCTATCATATCTGCTGCTGTACGTTTTGCTGCCATGGTTGCCATATCTAAGGCTAGTTGTTTATGTTTAGATTTACCATACCCACTGACTACAGTGCTACCTTCTACTGCTGGTGGGTCAATGTACCAGATTGGGTCTGGGCTATTAAATTTATAACTGCAACCTCCTAAAAATTGTATTACTACGGCAAATATCACAATGCCTATAAATAATTGTATGTATTGTTTTTTCATGTTATGTTCCTTTCTTACTGTGTAGTTGAATTAAATAATTATCACCAATCATATTGTCAATCATATTTATATCATCAACAATATCATCAAGTAATAATTGTCTCCATGTAGCAAACCTACCAACAGAAAAAATATTATATTGCTGTGTTAAATATAAAATAAATTCTTTACGAACTTTTTCCTCTATTGGTAAAAGCTTACCATACTTCATCTCAGACACTGTTATATCTTTTAACTCATATGACTTTACACCGAAGTCATCTTTTAAAAAATTAAAAATATCTGAGCCGTCTTTAGTTGGTCTAGAAATATATTCTGCCATAACTACATTACCAGTTATTGAAACTCTGTAGCAATCTGTCATCTCACTAGGATAATAAACAGTCTGATACAAAGATGTTTTAGGTTTAGTAATTAAAGCCTTTTTAGACCAAATAGTCTTAAACTTAAAATCAGGTTGTTTTGGCCAACCGATTATCTTCATCATTGTAGGCATAGGTATTGTAGATAAAATAGGCTCTCTATTATCTTTACAAGTTTCATAGCTTAGACTTTTATCATATTCAATATTTAAGCTATTAGACATTAAACTTATAAAGTTCAGTGGTGCTATATATCTATGCACTGGTTCAAGATTACTGATAGACCTATCATAATAAGCACTCGTTACTTTTAATGAATATTTATTACTTAAAAATAAATTAGGCTTAGTAATCAACTTACCTTCATACTTTATAGCTTTACTAACTTTCACCTTTTTAAAAGGGATGCCAGTGGCTATAGCTACCTTATCAGATCTAAACCTTAACAATGCGTCATGGTTGTTGGGTAGTGAAGGTTGTGCTTCTTTTATAGTTGGATTGTATCTGCGTAACATATTAGCAGTTAGCAGACCACCCATACCTGCACCATAGATAATCATCTCTTGAACCTAATTCTGCCTTTTGCGAGATCCCATGCTAGGTCTTGACGTCTACCACCTTTAGCTATAAAGTCTTCATAAGTTAAACCTTTATTTTTTATAACAATATCTAAAGAGTTAAAGCCATGACTTTCTCTACGTCTTGGGTTTACAATTAAGTCTGTGGTAAGCTTTCTACCCTTAAAAAATGATTTACGTCCACGAGTTTCTTCACCATTTAAACTCCTATTAGACTTAGGCTTTTTAGTAGGCTCTGGGTCAATCTTACGGATGATACCTTCAGTTCTTAATTTTTCAAAAAGATTCATTAGTCGCTCTGCTCCAGTTCTGCGGTCAGCGAACCTTCTAACCCTTTTAACTTTTGTTCTATCGGTATAGCTATTATAAAGTTCTACCATATCGTCAGAAGTTATCGTACTGTAATTATCAATTAGGTCGTTTATGTTTCTAATTAATATGCCTGACTTAGGATCATCTTTAGCTTGGGTTATTGTATCGAAACAAGCCACAGTGCTAAGTTGATTCTTACTATACTTTTTTAAAAATAATTTATATATCGCCATTGTCTGTTCCTTTCTCATCTTTAAGTTTTGATAAAATATTATCTTGTGAAGTTAAAAAACCTTGTACCATGTTCAACATCTTTTCTTGTTGTGCCATAGCCTTTACAGTATAATCTATGTACTCATAATAATCTTTTTTCAATAGATCGTACTTTTCCTGCGTTGTTATTTCAGCTACATCTATAGCCTCAATATACTTTTTAACATAATGCATAATTTATTCCTTTCTCAATATTGTTAGTATTATTTAAAATCATTTTAATTACAACATTTATTTTCCGTCAGTTAAAGTCAAAGTGTTTCAAAGTTCTTGGTTGTACTATGTATAATTTATTTTTAGCCCTAGTTATAGCCACATACCAAACTCGTAACTCTTCATCACTATAAATATTATCAAAACTTTTTTTGCCCATATCTGTCAATAATAATACATTATCAGCTTCACCACCTTTAATTTGATGGATGGTACTAATTATTATTTTAGGCTTATCACTAAACTTTTCTCCATTGCGTAAACATGCTCTTAAATATTCTCTATCTTGGAGTGGGATTAATTTTAAAACTTTAAGCCATGATTGTTTTAACATATCTTTAGGCAAACCAATATCATTAACTCCATAAGTTTCAAGATCTTCTAATTTATGTTTAATGGGTATAAATTGTAAAACATTCTTAGCTTCAGTTATGGATAGCTTATTACCTTTGCGTAAACTTTCCCAAGATATTATAGCCCTAGTTATATCTGTGCTTAAAGAACTATTGTTGTGTATGATGTAACCTCTGCCTTGTTGTATGGCTACTTGTTTGCATCGGTTGAGTAGATACTTTGACCTAGCTAGTAAAAGCCAACTACCCTTTAAATTAATTTCTTGTTCATTAGCTACCCACTCAACTGCACCTTCATATTCTCTTGGGTGCCAAGTTTTAGAATATCTCTTTTTTATTCTTTTTAATATTTTATTAGCTAGGTGGTGAATGGTTGATGGTATCCTATAAGATTGTGGTAGAACTATCTTGTTCCCTTTCAAAGATAAAAATTTATTAACGTCTGCACCAGCCCATCCAAAAATAGCTTGGTCATCGTCACCAGCTATAAAAACTTTTTTTGCAGACTTGGCTAACCTAATACCTAGCCTATATTGTAAGGAAGATAAGTCTTGGGCTTCATCAAATATACAAACATCAACAGGTAAGTTGCCTTCATATTTTTCTAACATATCTGTAAAATCAAATAACCCAAACTCGTGTTTATATTGTTTTAGAGTTTGCTTATATTGTTCTACGGCATGATAAGTTAAATCAGGAATATTAGATAATTCAAATTGTTGCTCGGTTGAACGCATTGTCATCCTAGCTAATGCATCTACCCTAGCACATTTATCTCCAAGACCATCGCCCACAGGTAACATTGTAACCTCGTCATAAATACCTTTAAAAGTTAAACCCATAGCCCTACCAAATTTTTTATAATGACTAGGTGTCATAACTTCATCAGACCTTAATCCTAATTGTTTAAAAGCTAAAGAGTGTATTGTCCTAAAGAATGGCATTCTATCTTCATCAAACCCAAACCTAGCTATGGCACGTTCTATGGCTTCATTTGCAGCTTTACGAGTAAAGGCTAAAAATGCAATGCGTTCCGGAGGTATACCACTTTCAATAGCTTCATTTACTATATTTAATAGAGTAGTAGTTTTACCTGTTCCAGGAGGACCAAGTATTATATTTACCCTATGAGAAGTCTTTAATAAGTTTACCATTGCGAATCTTTTCAAGTTTTAGTTTAGCAGTACTAACCCAACCGAAGTCTTCAGTTTTGAATGTACCATTTTCTAATATAATTTCTAAAGCCATAAATAATTCAGCAATGTCATCGTCAGTTAAATCTTCTCTAACTCTACGGAACAGCTCTACATTTTCATGTTTGTTCTGCCAGTTAGTTAATCTCCATGATTCAATTGGTGGTATTGTCATTTTATATCCTCCTCAGTTTTATTATCATATAAATTATTAAGCCACTCAACGTGTTTTTCCATAACATCTTTTGCTGGGGTTCTTATTTCAATTATTGGTCCATATCCATACCAAACAGCATACCTATCATAATATTCATCAGTTCTTGGAATCATAGGCATAAAAGTTTTTATCACAGTCCTAATATTACCATCCCTATATTCTACACCTCTTGAAGATGTTGCATTATTATTTACCCACATTAAAAATCCTCCTGTATTGTTGATGGTAAGTCTAGGTCTTCTTCTTCATAAAACTCTGGTGCTGTAACGGACCAGACCTTCACAGGCTTACCTTTTATTTTAAAAGTTTTACGTTCTGCTCCTGCATCTCTAAGCCAAGACCATATTTGATGTTGGTTAGAATATTTGTACCTCCTAGTTTCTAAGTAGATGAAAAGATCTTCAGATCTAAAAAATACTCTTTTAGTTTCTGTATCATGATAAGGCTTACCATTCATTATTTCATCTCTATGACGAGCCTGCACCTTACCAGTCAAGAAAGAATCTAAGAATCTTTCAAACTGACCTTTAGGTGAAGCATCATCAGGATCTTGTACAATCTCTACTACTTCAAGTAATTCATTTATACGATGTTCCCATCTTTGTGCAGGCATAGTGGATGGGCATTTGTTTAATCTTTCTACACAAAGCTTTTGTAACTTGCGTTGGTCTAATAATTGGTCGGTTGTAGTTTCAATACGTTCCCCACCTATTTCAATATACCATCGTACAGATTCTTTATTTGTAGTTTCATATTTAGTGATACTATCTATTTCTATATTGGCTCCTGACATGTTTGAGCCAACCCCAAACTTACGTTTAATACATTTAACTCTTTCACAATAGTTACAGATGGGTGCTTGTTTGCAGGTATATTCATAATCCTTTTTAGCTACACCCTTAACTATGCCACTAACCTCTGAAGCTGATAAGGGAGGTTTAACATGTTCATAGTTATGCTTCATGACGTCTTCTTGCCAATCGTCTGGATTCTTTTTTCTATAGTAAACTCCTACATTGAATAGGGATACATTCCTCGTACCCTCAGGGAAGCCCATAGTAGATAAATGTTGTAAGCATGGCGGACCATCTTCAAACATATCTATGAGTCTTGGTTGGTAGGATTGTAATTTTTCTAAGGTTGTTGTTTTACTTTCTGCATAATCTAAAAATTCTTTTAGCGATAATTTTTTACCATCTTTAATAGCATATCGCTCTGAGTTCTCGCCACCATGATAACATAAGTTAATCCAATTACCTCTATCACGTTCATTGGCTCGGTTAGTTTGTTTAGGGAATATCTCTACACCACCATAGCCTAATTGTGCTGCGAACTCATTTAACTTGTTCACTACCTTAGTAGCTTTAACAGGAGGATCTAAAAATAAATAAAGATGCGCACCTCCACTTTTACTACGGCATAGAACTAATGGTGTATCTTTTATTCTTTTTTCAAGATCTTCTAACTTTTCATTTAAAGTTATAGAACCTTTAATATCTATATCAATCGCTCCAAAGCTACATGTATTATCGCTCTTCAACATTATGATACCTAATATATAGTCTTCACCATTTAGGTGGTCTTGATAATTTTTAATGGTGGGAGGTTCAGATATTGTTAAAGCCCTGCCAGACAACTTACCTTCAGCTGACTTGTTGAATACTTTATATTGACCATAAGCATGTTCATAGCCACTAAAGAGTTTCATAAACCTTTTAATGTTATCTGGCACGAGCTCTTCCTCTACATTACATCAGAGTCATTATCATCATCTTTAGAATCTTCTGGGGCAACTTTTACATCGCCTGACTTGATTTGGTCTCTGAAGGCTCTAGCTGATAAATAGATTTGGTCACCATTTTTAAGTTGTTTCATGATGCCACCACTATCACTATCAAACATAGGCTCAACATCCCAACCAAACCATTCACCCTTATCATTACTCATAGGTACAGTCTTTAACTTATAAGCATTATAAAAGATAGCAGGATTAAACACCCCATTACCATCAGGCTTAGGAACTTGTAGAGCAGCAGTCATACTATTCCATCTACGAGCAACTTTTAACATACTACTTGTCATAGATATTAAAGCTTGTGTAGTGGCTCCTGTTTTATCATCATACAAGTACACAAAGTACTCTGCTGTAGTTACTACTTCATTACCATCAGTGGTGATGTCTTTCATTGAGCCTTGAGGCTTTTCACACATCTCAAGGATACTGCTATCAGTGCCATGGTCTTTAACTAAACCACCTCCAGCATCTCTAGGCTTCCACTCAATATACTTTCTACTATAGTTGACTGGGATTACTGTTACACCCTTTTCTCCACCATAGATGTCTTTAGTTACTGAGTTCATGATATCCCCAACCTCAGCACCTTCAATATACTTACCATCCCTTTTATTAACTTGTGGGGAGTTTGTTTGTAAGACTTGAAGTCTGGGTATCATGTAGTCTTCGTTGGTCATACCTTCTTGACCGACACTAGCATCTTCCATTAGCATAGCTGGGTCAATCTTTGATACTGCTGTATCATTCTTCTTTTGTACTGCTTTCACCATAATTAATTACTCCTTTTTATAACGGCACGATGGCCAGTGAAAATTTTAAAAACGTCATAGGGAACTTCTTTACCATTGGCTATTTGTTCTTTGAGCCAAGAGTTAAGTCTCCTAGGATTTACTTCAGACTTATTAGCAAAGCTTAATTCTTTATCATTTAAAATCTTTTCAAACTCTAAAGCCTTTTTATCTTCGCCAGTAGGAAACTGAACTACATAGTTATTACTAATTAAAGACTCAGCCTTATTATTTCTAAGGTAAGTGTAACAACTATCTTTACGTTGAATGAGTTCCTGCTTGAGTTCACCTTTGGCTCTATCTATGGCACCATTGCTCGGTGTACTACCAGAAACTACATCATTCACTGAAACCTTTGTACCATCATTTAACTTAAACTCTTTTACATTAAGAGTGTTCATTAACTCTGGTAAGTCTATTTCAGAAACTTGTCGTAAGTTCTGCTTCGCTAGTTTGAGTTGTTCTTCAAGACGGATTACCTCATCTTCGAGTTTAATCTGTCTTTCAGCTAACTCACTACATGCACCTATTTCATTGGATGTTGGTGCTACATCCTCTAGCAAGTTTATTTTAGTCATGCTTTATTTCCTTTCTAAATTCCAAGGTGGTCGGCATATACCAGCCAGCTCTCCTATCCCGTTCACCTTGCTCGATGTTACGTTCCCATCTGAGAACATTAATGATTGGAGATACTTCTGCAGCTATGGCTGATACTATCATCACTGCTATTGGATCTCCACCTCCTGCCCATAGTAAGTAGTCGTCTGGGCTGAAGTCTTTTAATAACCTACGAGCTTTCAAGATAGATGGTCCTGTTAAGAACTGAGGCTTTTCATTAGGCTCAAATATAACCTTCATTGAACCATAACGAGTAGCATCTGTTAAATCCGGAGTCCATCCAAATTTATTCTCTCGTGGTCGTTGTACTAAGTAGACTGTTGCCATTAGTTTCCTTTCTCAGTAATACTGTTATACTATATATAGAAAATAATTTAAAGTAAAATATTTTTTTCCTAGGATCTGGGGTAACTTGGTAACTGCGGTAACTTAATCTCTGTAAGCCTTAGTTAGTAAGGATTATATCTGGGTAACCAGAGTAAGAATCTGTTGGTAACTTTTTTAATACTTTGGTAACTTTAGGGCTTTACTTATTTGTGCAGATGGCGTATAACATAGTTATAACTGAGAAAGGAATAAATTATGCAAATACAATACAACTATAAAGGCGAACCAATAGAAACTTTTAGAAGAACTTTTGAACATAGAAAAAAGTACACTGGTAATGAGCCTACTAAATGGGAACACTTCAAGGATGACTTTAATCAAATCAGAAAGCATTTTGAAACTGGTCGTTGTAGGTTTTATAATGATGATGAAAGAAAAGTTTACGTTCACTCTAGAAATATAGTAGACCATGTAGAGAAATATGGTGAGGAGCCTATGGACGTTTGCTTGAGTGATGTCTGGGATTTAAGTGATTTAGTTCATTTTGTTTTAAAAACTTTAGAGCATAGAAAGTCTCCTGTTCATTATAAGTATGCTAACCATATGGGTTGGACTGATGTTAACCCTTGGGAGGTTACTATGATAGTTAGTGAAAAGACTATTGAGGTTAAAGAGATGACTGCTACTAAAGATGATTCTGTTAAACTTAAATGGGTATCTGGAGGGTTTGCTGGTCATTGTGTTAATCAGAGAGACCAACAATGGTTCATAGAATCTAATCCTAATGGTGCCAGAAAAAGAATCCGTAGAAGAAAAGATGGATACTGGTATGATAAGTATAACAACAGATTTGTATTATCATTTGAACCACATAAGTTTTACGACTATAACTTCTAGTAATTATTTTCATAATAATTCAAAGGGCTACTCTCTCTAAATCCTACTCCAATCAAGTAGCCCTTTTTTTTGAGAAGTATAATTTAGATAGGTAACTAATAAATAAAGGAAAAATTAATTACCTATCTACTACTAAA